GTGTAGATAGACTTTTAACTGTCTCTGTACCTGTAGATGATCTAATAATTACTGTTAGATCGCTGTCCTGCAAAATTTTAAATTGATAGGCAAAGTTAGTGGTACTGCCATTACCATTGTGGGAATTTTTAATAATTGTAGTTGATACTGTCATGTTATTTTACCTATATACTATTTGTCTTGTTGTTCAACATTTTTAATAATTTGTAAACCTTTTTGAGCCAAACCAATTCTTGTTTTATAAAGATCATCTATTAAATCTCTTTTTTCTTCTGGTGTAAATAAAGTACCATCTTCTTTCATTTTAGCATTATATATAACCTTTATATCTTTTGACACATCTTTCATACCTTTTTCTATCTCTATAACTGCTTTTATATCAAAATCAACTTCTGTTGCTAACTCTAAATATCTTTCTGTATTTCCAATTTTAAGTAAATAATCAACTGTATTCATTATAGTTTTATAATCTTTTGTTTTACTATAAAATTCTTGTATTGATTTAGAATATCCATAAACATCTTTAGCTTGAAATACTCTAATACCCGGTATTTTTGTTAGTGGATCAGAAGGTTTAATAGGATCATCTATAATACCACCTTTAATTGCTATAGAATTAATGGCATCTTTAGCCATTCTACCCACACCACCAGTATAAGAATCATATATATTTTCTAAATATATTGGATTTGCAAAATAATTATCTGCTCCAACAATAATTGTTAAATTTTCTGCTAATGCTTTTATAGTTGGATTTGTATACTCTGTTGAGTATTCTGAATTAAGCATATCTTTTGGAGCTGATGGTGGCAATATTGGAGCTTCTCTAAATAAACTGTAGTTAAATAAATTTTCTATATGAGGTCTTAAAAAAGTTGGAATTGGAGAATATCCTTTTGCGTGTTCTTTGGCAAAATCTTTTACATAACTCATAAATTCTTGTTTTTCATTTGTTCTTAAATAATCTAAAACTTTTTCAGTAAGATTAGAAAAAAAAGTACCTACTTCAAATCCTTTTGGAAAAAACCTTCCTTCACCATTTACTTTAAAATAATATTTATTATTTTTAATATAATCTGGAAGTTCTTGATAGTCTTTATCAAGTTCTCCATTTTTATCTAAATTAGAAATATAATTACCTACAGTTGGTAAAACTACAGCAAGTCCAATCATAGCAAAAAATTTTTTAGGTCTATCTCTACCTGCTTCATAAGCCTTTACCGCACCATTTATTCTTGCTGTAAAAAATGGAACTCCTTTATTAATTTTTCCAGCTACTGTTCCTTGTCTTGTATAATCAAGTAAATCTTTACTTTCAAAACCAGCTCTTTGTAAAGCATCTCTTTCTGATAAACCTTTTTTTTTAGCTGCTTTATAAATTTTTTCACTCATCATAACTCTAGTTGATATTTCTGAAACATCTGTAAGGTATCTAAATGGTCCCAATGGATTTGTTATTCCAATTTTATATTCATTTCTCATAACACCTTTGTTTAATAAGGTATGAGCATCTTTATCAAACACAGTTCTATCTATTGATCTTAATGTACTAAATGCTGCACCACTTTTTAAATATCTTTTATAGGCTTCTGTTGCTTTTTTGGGGTCTTTGTAGACAACATGAAATATTCCTCTAATTGAATCTACAATAGGAATCCATCCTACTTTAGATAAAAAAGTTGCGTTCATTGTGTCTTTAAAAAAGTTTGGTAAAGCAAAATCTGGAGTTATAATTGCACCTGTTCTTAAAAGTCTAGTTGGTGCTGTTAAAAATTTTGCTACAAAATCCATACTTGTACTATCCATAACTCTAAAAGCTGTAACTAAATCTTCACCTACTGTATAAACTTCATATTTACCAGTTTTTATATTTCTAAAAGAAATAGAGTTAGCATCTGGATAAACAGCTTCTTGTCTAAATATAGAAAGTTCTTGTACTCCTTTATCTGAAAGTCTATCAAGAGTTTCTTTATCAAAAAATTTTTCTAATTCTTTTCTTTGAACTGTAATTGGTTTTAATTCTCCTTTTTTCTTTTCAATCCAATCAAAAGCTAATGGATCTTTTTTTTGAGCCTTTAAAACTACATTCATAAAATCATTTTTAGTTTTATTAAGCTCTGTCATTCTAACAATATAATCTGTATTTTTAAGTATACTTTCTAATGGGTCTATAATTTTATATTTTTTTTGACCTTTTAATTTTTTAAATGGATTGCTTGATCCTTTGATAAATCCAGATTCTCCGGGTCTAGGTAGCTCTACAGCCATTGGCATATAATTTTTATTAATTTCTTTATACGCATTAAAAGATTCTTTTGTTATAAGTCCACCATCTGCAGCATATTTTAAAACAGCTTCTTGATATGAATCTATTTTTTTAGCGGCTTGTTCATAAGTAATCATTTTACCTGTATCTGGATCTTTAACTTTTTTATTTGTATATTTTTTTAAAAGTATTTCTGCATTAGGAATATCAATAGGTGTATCTTTACCTCTTTTAGCAAGAGTTACTGCGTGTCTATTTACTAAATATGTGCCAAATAAATTTGTTTCAGTTTTACTATCTTTTACAAATGGTCTTACAATAGACATAAGAGATGGTCCATTTTCAGCTAATGTTTTAAAATCAAGAGTTCCAAACTCAATAAAGTGTGCTGATCTTCCTTGCATACCTTCCTGTAATCTTAATAATTCGTATTCGTTTAATTTTTCAATACCTGTTTTAGTTTTAACATTGGCTTCTTTAAGAGCTTCTAGTACAGGATATTTTTTATCTATAGCTTTAATAATAAATTTTCTTTTTGTAGTTTTGGCTGCTTCTTTTACAGATTGTGCTATTTGCTCTTTTGTAATTGGTATTTGTTTTCCTTCAAAAGAAATATTTTCTGCCGCTTTATTTGCAATAGGATCTTCAAATTTTGGTTTTGTTGTAACTTGTATTTCTTCTTTTGGTATTTCTATTTTTTTAGCATCTTTTATTTCATAAGCTCTAACTGTTAAATTATCTGATAATAAATCTTCTCTTACTGTTCTGTTTTTTGCAGAATCTAAAGCTACATCTGTAGGTTTCTTTCCATAATCAATAAAAATTTGTTTTGATTTTTTTTCTGCTTTTGCTTTAGGTAATCTAATATTAAATAAACCAAACAATAAAGCAGTAGAAGCAAACTCTCCCATACTTGGTATTTCTTCGTCTAATATTAAACCTGTTCCTTGATAACCAGTTATTTGAGCTGCAGTTCTTGATATATAATTAGCTGCTAAAGTTTTACCACCGGGTATTTTTAACATTGGTAAGGCAAGAGATGCAGAAAATTTTGCACCTTCTTTAACACCTTCCATTAAAGTTTCTTCTAATAATATTTTCATAACATCAGATGGTTTTCCTTCATCTTGATTTTCTAAAACTTTTAATAAAGTTGCTCTAGTTGTTGTAGGTATCATTGCTCCTGTAAATCCAGCACCTAATTTACCTCCCGGTATACCAACAACAGCACTTCCAGCATAAATAGGAGAATCAACAGCTAGTGTACCTAATGTTGTAAGAAATTCCTCTGTCCAAGTATAATCTTCTGGTTTTGGCATTTTTAATGCTTCTGGAGTACCTTCTCCTTTTGCGGCTCTTTTACTTAAGTTCCAAAGATTACTTCCAAGTATTTGTTCAGCAATATAATCTCCATCAAATTTTTCTCCTACAACAGTTTCTTTAATATCTTTTTTTAATTCTTTTAATTGATCTGATCTAGTTTGTTCTGTTTGATATGGCATTTCTTCTTCTGATATTATAATACCTCTTCCAGATAAATAATCTTTAGCTACATTGCCAACATAGTCTTTAATAACTTTAGTATCTGGTTGAAATTTAAACTCATTGGAAATTTCTTGATTAGTAAATCCACCTTGTTGAAGATTTTTAATTTTATCTTGTTTCCATCCTGTAATTTCTTTTTGACTAAAACCACCTTCTTGCAATAGTGTTTGTTGTTCAAGTAAGTTCATATTAATTATCTAAAAAATATTCTTTAAAATCTTTGTTTCTACCTAAAGTTTGATAGTTAGTTTTGTTTTCACGATCTTTTTTAGAAGGATAAAATCCTCTTTTATATTCTTTATTCATTCCTTCTTCATCACCATCAAATAATGCCTTTTTAAATTTTTTATAAACTTCTGGTTTTTCAAAATTTCTTATATTAAATTGCATATCTATTAACATTTGTTTTCTTCTAGTGTCTAAATTAATAAATTTATCTCCATGTATTTCAATTAAAATTTTTTCTGTTTTTTCTAAATCTTGTCTTAAAATATCATTTGATATTTCTAAAAAATTATTTTTTGTTATTTCCGATAAATCATACTGATATACTTTGTTATTCTTATTTTCTTCTTCAGTAAGTTTATGTCCAAAACCTATTGTATCTAGTCCACCTTCTTTAGATTTGTGTCTAAAATCTTTAAACTTACCTTTTAGAAGTGGAGCATTTTCTACATTTTTTATATAATTTTCAAAAGATTCATTTATTGATGGAGATATTCCGGCAGCAGCAGCTTGTGAGAAGAAACTAAACTCATTGTCTGTTTCTTCATTTGTTTCTTGATTTAATACACTTCCTTTCATTACATCTTCTGGTTTAATTTTTTTTTTTGTTCTTTGTCCTATAGTACCATCTTCTTTAGTATAAAATTCAGTAGTTCTAGTTATATATTCGTTTGGTGTTTCGTTTTCATTTCTTTTAAAATATGTATTAACTAACTCTGGTTGTTCTTTTTTAGCAGAAATTAAAAGAGCATCTCTTACTTGTGATTTAGTTGGAGCATAATCTAATATATCTTTAGCAATATAATTATCAGATAATGAATCTAATAATTTTGCTACTGGTATATTTTGATTTAATCCTTCAACAAATCTACTATACATATCTTGTCTAAAAGAACTTAATCTATTGTTATAATTATCATCAAAGTATTTAGAACTTGTTGAACCCTCAATTAAAGGAACTACTTTATCTATAAAATTAAAAAATTTTTTATTGGTTTTATTTAATTCTGGATTTTGTTGTGATTCAAAAATATTATTAAAAAAATTATCATCATCTAAATTAATAGAACCATCACCAATTCTTTCTGTAATACTTTTAGCTTCAGTTTCACCTGCAAGTGTAAATTTTTCAAAAGAATTTTTTATTTCATTATTTAAAATTTTATTAATAATTTTGTCATTTACTAAATAATTATTGTCTAAACTTATTGCATTATTAATAGCTTTATTGTTTAAATCTTTTAATTGATTATCATACTCTTCATTACCTGTAGTATATGTCATGCCTATTTCTTTTGGGTCTATTCCAAACACTTTATCAGATTCAGAACCTTTTAAAGCAGCTACAACTTTCTTTTTAGATTCTAATAATCCACTATTAACTTGAAATTCTACAGCTTTATTTTGAAAAACTGACATTTCTCTTAATTCTTTTTTTAAATCTCGTCTTGCATCTCCTTGGATATTTTTATAATTTTTATTGTCATCCAAAAGAGATAATGCTGCAAAAGCATTATTAGTAGCAATTTTTCTAACCATTTCTGTTTCAACAAGAGATGGTAATTGTGTTCTATATATTTGTAAATCATTTTCAGAAATTAAACCATCCTCAACTAAACTTTGATAATCTGAAAGGATAGATTCTGATAAAGTTGAAAAATCAAATGTATTTTCATTTTCTACTGCACTTAATATTTTATTTTGAACTTTATTGGTTACTTGATCAACCCTTGTTTTAACCATGTTAGCTCTAGTTTGTTTTAAAATATTATTAACATAAGCCGGTTTGTTGGATGAAATATTTAACTCAAAGTATTTTTGAATATAATTATTGTTTGCTTTTGATTTATATTTATCAACTATTTGTTTATAACCTGCATTAAAAAAATTAACTCCTTCTTCTGGTGTAGATTTTAATTTAGATTTTTCTTTTATTTCTAATAATTCTTGATTAGCATCTGCAATTAATTGTCCACCTTCTACCTTGTTAGATATTTCTTTTTCTTTAACATAGAACTGTGTTACCGCATTAGCTGCGGGTACTAATGCTCCAGCTAAACTGTCTTTAGGTGAAACTTGTATATTGCTTTTTACAGCTCCAACTTCAGCAGTAGGTGCAATAGTAGATTCAAATGTAGGTATTCTTGGCATTATTGATTCCTTGATCTGTTAGAAGATTTAGATTGTAATCTTAAATTACCTTTACTATTATTTCTTGGGTTTCTATCTTTGTGATCTACATCTCTACCCAATATACTAGAACCAAGTTTTTTTTTCATAATTCTTCTTGCACCATTTCTACCAGCTCTATTTTTCTTTTGTTCTGTTTTAGAATGATAATTTTTGTATTCTGATTTATAATTTCTATTCATTAACTAAACATCCCCATTTGTTTCATTGTTAATAAACTAGAACCTGCTCCAGCTAAATATCCAATAGCTTGTTGTCTACCAGAAGCTCTTGCTAATGATCCTTGGATTCTAGCAAAGTTTGCTTCTTCTAATTTTTTAGCTTCAGCAACTTTACCATTATATTCTATAACATCTCTTTGTAACTCTGCTTGTTCTGCATTTGATTGTAAAATTTTTAATGCAGTACCAGATAATTCTACACCACTTTTTAATATACTAACTTTTGTTGTAGATTGGAATTTTTCAAAACTTTGATTAAATTTTCCAATATTAAATTCTGTTAATTTAGCTTGTGCTTCAGCTTCTTGTTCTGCAATAAGAGCATTTCTATTAGCAACTTTTTGATTAAATTTTCCTATTTGGTTAGCAGAAGATGCTGCTGCTACACTCATTACTGGTCCAATAAAAGGTATTGCTGAACTCATTAAAATATCCTCGCATATCTGTATTGATCTGTGCCATCAAATCCAAATTTTTTCATTAAACCTTCGTTCTCCAAACCTAGCCACTCCGCAAATCTTTGACCTTGTTTAAAATCTTTTCTGATTGCAGTTTGTACTCTTTCTATATTGTGTTGTTTGGCAACTCTAGCAAAATCTTTTTTGATTGCTTTTGCTACACCTAGTGGATGTTTCCACATTTCACTTGATGCTATAACCCAACCCTCTGCAACTCTACCCCAAACCATTTTCATTCCAGCAGCAAAAATAGGATCATTATTTACAATACCAGTAAAAGCTAAATGATCTTGTTCTAAATTTTTAGCATCACCTTCTACATTAATGTAGTGTCTATCTGCTTCTAATACTTTGTGGTTCATTTGACAGGATAATATAAACTGTCCATGAGCCTTTGTGTAAGGTACTATATGTA